CTACAGTATCCGGCAATATAAGTACAAAAAAACAGAGCGAATTCTTGACCCACAGGGAGAGCTACCAACAAAATGGAGTATCAATCCATTACCAGAAATGATAAAGCCACTCATTTTTACCTCAAAAAGATTCAGGAATTGGCAAACTATATGAAAACTATATCATGTGTGACCACTGATGTGTATGCAAGAATTTTATCCATCATGCCATCTGATCTAGCTGCTAAATTGAGATTTGTCCCAGATGCTAGCTTGTCAGGTAGACTCTCACACTTACTTGCCATAGAAGCTACTCTGACAAATATGACCCCGGTCGGGGATATTTACGATTATAGCTTAGTATCTATTGAGGGTTCCAATAAGGCAATACCAGTTGATTGTGATGTTGTATTGTTTGATGAAAGAGAGAATGTTTTAGTTTTTGTTGACTTTACGTCATCCCGCAACCATAAAATTATCAATCATAAAGAAAATGTTATTCTCCAAAACATAGAGCTAAACATGTATAAAAATGCAAAAGGTGTTGTGCACAGATTCATACCAGTTCATTTTAAGATTGACATTAAAGCAAGATTTTCCTCGTCAGAAGTGGGAACTAGTGGGTTAAAGATGATTGATGCGTTATGCACTATGGATTCTGCATACAGGGATGTTTTCATCAATAATTGTAAATCAATATTTAGAGCCACTACAACAGAGTTGGCAAGACTTGATAATGATCACCCTCCAGGAGACTATAAGAGCTTTGAACCCTCAAAGGGATTGTTAAACGAATCCTTTAACCTTGTCAGCACTCAATCAGATAAGTCAACTCTCTCATTTTTGAGGAAATGCAAGGAAGAAGATAGCTCATATTTCCCCTACTACGATGGGTTACGGGAACTACTTAAAAACTCCTTTAAGATTAAGCCTGTATTCCCTATTGAAGCATCCAAAATAAATGAAGCAAGGGATCTGACATCAAAATTAGCATCATTAGCCAATGATATTTGGGCTCAAGCTTTGAACATGGCCTGCTTAACAGAAGGGGTAGTAACTGTAGATGAGGCTCGTAAAGTGAGAGTAGTAGAGGAATTTCCCATCTGTGATACCAATGGATTCATAGCTCAACCAAGTTCCACTCTAATAGCTGTAAAGAGAATCAAAGGCCATGTGTTTAAGATTAAAGTTTCTGAATCAGTTTCAGATGAGAAATTTAAACGTGTTATGAAAAAGGGGGGAGAAAAGAAAGATAAAAGATATTACACTGGTGTTAATACTCCTAATGATAATGAAGTTAACAGTTTCATTCATGATTGCATTAGCAAATATGAAGATGAGTCATCCTACTTTATGAGTTTGTCTCTGGATTCACCTGTTGATGACATATGGAAAAAAGTTCTAACCATATCCGCTTTATCCTCAAATGATTTGGATAATTTTGGGAGATCAACAACCTCTTTCTTAGATGCTGTTGTGACCACAATTAGACAGACCTATGCTGGTGCATCGATTTCACATTATTATGAGGTCTGCAAAACCGTACTAGCCTCTCTTAAGACATCTCCAGGCTCTGATCATTATTATGTGGGATCAAATGGCTCTTATGATTCAGTTACTATAGTGAAAATGTCATCAACCTTAGATAGTTTTAAGAGATGCTGTTTTTCTGTGATTTACAAGCCTGATAGAGATCCAAGCACTGGAAGGACTAAATTCAAGGGAGTATCTACAAATTCTGTTTTCAAAACAGATTTCTATTCGATGGATCCCAATCAACTGAGTTATGGACTTAGAATCCCTTTCACATGGGTTTCCTTATCAACATGGGAAGTTGAAAATAATATGGAATCTGGAGCTGTTGCTAATGGTGTTATAACTCAATCTTTAATTGATTCTGCATATTCCATACTTAATAACAGGGATCAATTTGCACAAGCAGCAGAGCAGGTGAGATATTTCTATATGTCTGCTATAGGTTATGGCGGGTCAGCACCTGATATTGTTGATAAAGTCACCTTCATGGGGGCAAGGCACCACTGGGAGGTATTGTATCTGTTAAGGTCCTTTAAATTGTCTGCTTGTTTATGTATCATTTCATGTGCTGGTCAACTTAAGAAATTAGAAGATGATGAGACAAAGGAACTAGCTGTGGCTTTCCCTCACACTAATTTCCCATCTAAGAGTTTCAGCCAAACCATATCCTCAATGTACTTATGTAACGCTTATAACAAATTCAGAGCCTTCCATGAAGTGTCAGAGGCAATATGTTACAATGAGATTATTGAAGAGAGGGAGATTTACTTATCTAGAGTGAGAGAAGATCCAAATGCAGTAGCAGGTTTAAGTCCATTTTTCTATAAGGTAACAAAAAACAATATGGATTTGTTAATCAATTATATTACTCACCCTGACATGGTAGAGGAAGAGGTTAAGTTTGCTTTATCAATTGCAACAATTAAATCCCAAAGATATTCAGGATCAGCTTGTTATATGATAGGGGTGACTTGTTTGGTTACACATTTATCAGAGGGGTCACTAGATGGTATCTATAATTCACTCAACAAAGCACCTATAGACGCTTGCACCATGAGAGGCAGTATGACAGAAAAAGTGGCAACAGCAGAGCATCAGGGAATCAGAGCAGCATCGTCCGTCTTTGAGGCTTACATGAGGAAAATAGGAGCTGATCCAGAATCAGTTAATAAAAGTTTACTCAGTTCTGCTGTGATGATAGATTCCCTTAAAGAAGAAGTCACCACATTCACAATCATTTCTTGTGTGAAAGAACAATTCCATAATGGTGATGTTGTATACAGGTATAGGATTGTTCAAAAGGATCAGAAGGGCCATAGGGAAATTAGTGTTCTCAATTTTGAATTCAGAGTGGGTGCTTTGATGGTTGAAACAATATCACGCGAACTATCTAATATGCTTGGGGACACTGAAATTGCAAACAACCCAAATAAAGATAAGATCATTGAAGACACTATTATGGACACCTTCAATGATTCATCATCTAAGCATGGAGTTTACTGCTACGACAACTCTGACCAAAAGCGATGGGGGCCTAACCATAATATGAACTTCTTTGCTTATGCAATGTTCGGAATGTTAAGAACTGATCTTGGCCTCATGAGGCTGGTTAACAGGGTGTTTGATTTAACTTTTGACAAAAGAGCCAAGTTTCCAGAATCCTTAATTGATTTAATGGTGAAAAAGAATGTGACAGGAAGCATGTCTAAACCAATAGACAAGTTTATCCAATTTGCACTCCCTAAGGTCAATAATTTGATATTTGAAGAGAGAATTTATCAGGGTATGTGCCAGGGGATCTATCAGGAAACCTCTTCTATGATACATGCTATAAAAACTAGGGCACAGTCTGCAGCTATTAGAGAGGTTTTCCCAACTGTTGACATTAGATCGTTGACAACATCTGACGATGCAGAAGGGGTTCACTTTATTCCACATGGGTTGGACAGAATTCTAGTAGTGAAAACATCCCACTCACTAGGTCTCAGAGTTGGTAACCTAATAAATATAGTAAGGAGCAATCCAAAATCAGCTTTTAACTTCCACATAGCGGAATTGAACTCTATATTCTTTAAAAAAGGGAATATGGCAACACCATCGCTGAAACAGAGAATTTCAAAAGTGGATATCGGAGCTGGTCTTAATCATATTGAAGATTACTTATCCTGTCTATCTTCAGCTTCTAATTACTTAGCATCAGGGGGATCATATATGGGTACTGTAATCCTTTCCATTCTCAATTTAACTCTGCACACTGAACAGTGGCTGAGATGGGGTTTTGTTAAATCAGAGAATTATTACAAACCTGTTGAACTTGGGGGTTTTCCTGTTATTGAACCAATTACCACTATAATATCTGGAGGTGCTGCTAATTTTTACCAGAGAGTATCTTCTTTCATCTCTGCAGATAAATATGCTAGATTAATGACTCATTCGCTACTTTGCCCTCCTGAAGAAATCAGTCTCTCTGAATTTTCTAGATCTGGCTCAGATAGGGTAAAGAAATCCTATAAGGCAAGGGATCTCACTGTTTTTAAAGGGACTGGCCCATTGGGGATTTTCCAAATGGTAAGAACAGACAGGAAACTTTCTCAATTTGAGAGGAGACACGGAATTTCAAAGTGGTTAATTCCTGATGAGTTTGCTACTTTGAAACGAGATTCGCCTATAGCATCTGATTTCCTTTTTACAATCTTTAGGATGACAAGTGTATCAACCTTAGAGACAAACTTGGGGGTAAATAGTTTCTTTATTAGAATGGCAGAACCTTGGGCATCATATGATAGACTGTGTATGCGGATGAGTGAGTTTTCACCTTTCAAAAAGATACTGTGCCCCAATCAAGAACTGCTCTCACACAAGTCTTTCCTTGATAAAGTGATGTCACTTTCTGTTACTGAATCTATATCAGCTCTGGAACAAGCTGCGCAAGGTTTGGAGTTTAAAGCCGAGTTTGAAGTTATGGAAGCACAACTCACTGTTAGATTCAGAGATGCTAAGAGTTTGAAAGAGTATCTGGCAGAGCAAGAAGCCGAGACATTCAGAAAAACAACCACAAAGCCTAGCATACAAAGGGTCACCCTTAGAGGCCATACTGCAGCTGATTCAGATACCTACAAACTAGCAGTTCTGAAAACACTAGCAGGAAAGCGATCAAAGGGCTTAATTAATGAATATAAGAAATCTGCAACAGCATATTCTAGCTTTGATGTTCAAGAGCCAGTGGAGCCTATGGATCTAGTCCAAGCAGTCATTATGGCTGATAATACAATTTCTTTATATGAAAAGTTTATTAGGAGAGATACAAAAATGATTTTACCTAATAGAGTGGATGACTTAAAGAGCCTTTGTGTGGATGTCATCAGGAATAAGTTTTCTGAGAGAGTAGGCATGGTCTTAATAGGCAAGGTAAAATTGGATGATGAGAGATCTAAATCTTATTCTTATTCCAAATGGTATAGAGATCTGATTAAGGTATCAGAAGGCTATGAAACTAGCGTAGCAAATAGCATACTTAAAGGGGAAGCACCGAGGAGAAATGTAGTGGGTGTATTGAGCAATAGAGCTATTATAACAAGATTAGACAATTTTGAAGTTACAGCTCCAACAATGCCAGAGAAGACAGTTCTTATCGACGCTAAGTCAAGGGATGCCCTAGTTAGCCAGGTAAGATTATGGCTCCCCACTAAAACTAAGGTCATATTATCCCGCGAAACAATCAATTCCTTTATAGCAGGTAGACTAACCTTTGCTCATGATTACTATATGGGCCACAATTCATTTTACCGTTATGCAAAGAATAAATATTTTAAAATAGACGTGGCAGGGGCTTCTGGATTGCATACTATCATGGTTACTACAAAAATCAACCCTGTTACTCACAGAAGGAAACTCACTTACAGACATATTATCTATTTCAACACTGATGTCAGTGGCAGAATGCTCCAGCTCACTAGAACTGATCCTAACTCGCCAGAGGCATGGCAAAAGAACATGATGGCTCAATTTGATAGGAAACCTATTGCTGCTATGGGGAAATGGATCAAACTTGAAGAGATTGCATCTAGAAATGTGCTTAACCCTAGGAAATCTGATGACGAATCAGATATGGTCATTTTTCGGAAACTCACACCAGGAATGAGTTTTAATCTAGAGCCTAATAACGATTCTTTATGTATTATGCTATCTAATGATGATTTTGAGATCCCAATCACTTACTTAAATCCAAATAGAATTGATAACTACAGGATAGGCTATGTCCTTAAGCATGATGATTTAGTAACTGCTGCAAAATGTTATGCCACGCTCAAAAGAATCACTGATGATTTTTCCCCAGCTAGATACAGATACTATCCGGAACTGAATGCTGCTCTTGATTTCATATTAGTTAATTCTACCACAGACACACCAGATTTTATTATCAATAAGGTATTGTTCCAGTTCTTACAACGCAATATTAATACTGTTCAACTTGATATTCTTAGAACTTTTATGATTACAAATCCTAAATTTGGTATAGCATACTCATCTAGCAGATTCAATCAATACTTACTCAATCTGGGTCATAGAAGGAGTCATCACCACAGTTACTTATGCAAAACAGCTTTAGGAGATAGAGCTGATGTCGACTCTGAAGATTGGGATAATGAATCTGCGAGGGAGGAAATTTTAAACCTAGGTGCAAGCGACCCGCACGAATTTGATGATATTGAAAGTGTTGAAGGTAGCCCAGTGCCTCATGGTGCTCATGACAGACCTGACTCTAGTTCTGGAGACATAGATGGACATGAATATGACAAAGGTTCATCTATAGTAGATTGGTCAGAAGATGTAATCCAAGGCTTAGAAGAAGATCAGGGAGACACAGAACTACTCGTTCAAACTGTACCAGATGTGGATTTGTTTTCAGATTCTGAATCAGAAGGTGATAGGGAAGAGGCTAAGCCAGGCGCTTTAGAAAAGCGATTAGGAACCCCACTCTCTAACGTTCAACTATCATCAGATAGTAATGATAACAGCCCCGTCTTACCTAACAACTCAGTTTTTGACTTTACCAAGGACTTATTCTCAGGTATAAATATTGATGATGTTCTAGATATTGAAGAGGAGGATGAACTCGCTTCAGTTGCTGGAGAACCTGTTAATAATGAAAATATAGATGCTATTTTTTCTAGAGCTCTAGCTGGAACATATGAAAGAATTAAAGAAGACAAAGATAAGGGTTTGAAGTCAGAAAAGTCTGGCCATACAGTAGCAGCTAACTTAGAATCATCTAAAGCTATACTCACACATATAAAGGAATGGATTGAGATAGTTGGGAATAGAATGCAAATGGATCAACGAGGTATTTTATCTAAGAACATATCATCAGTAACAGGATTATATTCGCTTATGGATTCAATAGGGATGTTAGGGGAGACAAACCTACTTGAGAAATTTTTCGGTTTAGAAAGCATGCAATTACCTGCTGATCTAAGTGCATTAGCTGTGGTAGATGTGATCTATCTCTAGTAGATCAAGTTGTTTGCTCTAGTGGTCTTGTCGCTTACTTATATTGCCGG